TTGCGCAAGAGCTCTGTCCACTCTCCGCCCCCACCCGGCGCGCTCACCTTGCCCCACGCTCCGTCCACCACGCCCGCATACATGCCGTTGTCCTCTGCGGTCACCGTGGGGAGGCCGACGCCATCCGCACCTGCGGGACCCTGCGGGCCGGTGTCTCCGGTGTCACCTTTTGGCCCCTGCGGGCCTTGGATGCCCGGTTCCCCCTGGTCTCCTTTTGGGCCTTGCAATCCCTGGGCGCCGGTATCGCCCTTCGGCCCCTGCGGGCCTTGCTCCCCGGTGTCTCCCTTGGGCCCCGCTGGTCCCTGTTCTCCTTCCGCGCCGGGCGGCCCTTGAGGTCCCTCTGGGCCCTGCGCACCATCCGCGCCCACTACATGCCCCGCGTTGATGGTGGTGCCGTCTGACAGAGTAATAATAAGGTCGCCGTCCCCATTTACCTGAGCATCTGTAACGGACTTTCCGCCGCCGCCTGCTTGGTATATCTCATTGATTGCCGCAACCAAAGAGGACTTGTCCGTGGTTTTAAGGGCCGCTGTGTCTCCGATCATGCTCAATAGATGCTCATACTCTGTGGGGCTCGGGGGCTGAGATGGGTTTGCGGGCAATGCACCCTCAAAGACCCTGAGACCGTTCGCTGTGTAAATCGTCGGATATCGCTTGTCCCCATTTACTCCATATATGCCTATATGGATGTACCTGCCCGCACGAAGGATTTCCCAAGGGATTGTGCATGTATTATCTGTCAATGCAATCTCAGCGCTGCGGCCCATATCGTCTGTAAACACCGCTGTTTTTGCATATCCATCCCAGGCCGGATCAAACTCAAATGCTGCCGTGTAGATTTCTACCGACCCGGAGACCAGTCGTTCAGACTCTACTAACTCCAGCGTTTGGCCTGTTGCTCTTAGTCTCATGTGGATAGCCCTCTCTCAATTGCTGCGGTGATCTCCTCTAGTGCTTCTACGCGAGCCGTGAGGTCAGATAGACCTGGCTTTGGCAGCGCTGCACGGTCTGCCTCGATCTCCTCATCGGTACGTGCTACTGCCTGTACGTCCTCCAGCTTATACCGGGGGATACCGTCGTCGGTGCAAAGTCCACCACCAAAATAGTGTGTCTGGGCCAAATTGAGGCGGTCACAGGGCGGTCCCTCCTCGATAAGCACCCACCCGTCCAAATTGCTTGGCAGGGTGTATTCGCCCTCGCATCGGATAATCCGGCCCTGGTCATCTGTTTTGATATAGACTCTTGATGTATTGTCCATTTTGGCCTCCTCAAAGTTCTGCACTAGCTGTATAATACGTTTTGCTGCCGATTGTAATTGTGCTAAGCGCAGGGGTTGTCCTCATTACAGGCCTAAAATCGTCCTTGTTTGTCGGTCTAACCGACTGAGTCGCGAAAATTTGATAGTACCTCTGACACCGTGCCAGTTGCTCCCCGTAATCCGGGATTTCGTTCAGCATCCAATTTCCTGCTATGTCCTGATGGGCAATGGTTTGACTTGAACCAAGTTCAAGCTTGATTGCTTTCATATTCAACCGCTTGCCAGCATCCAATCTGATGTTCAGACTCTTAGCGTCGCCCTGATAAATATAAATCCCATCGCCATATACCCAGTTAATACCATTGGAGTTTGTGCTGGACCTCACAACCCCGTCTTTGTCCATAATGCTTACTGTCCGTGAAACGCCAGCTGGCGTGATTTCATACTCAAAATATTGGGCGATATAGATATAATTACCTGGCGTTGTATTCGCATTCACAATAGCCACATAACCATCATTAACTTCAACGTAGCAAAAATTTGAAAGCCCTGAAAGTATCTTCCACCTATCAATACCATAGAGTCCACTACTATTTGCATAGCTATCCAGACCACGTTGGTTAATAGGATTCACAAAATACCAATTGTCCAGCAGATTACGCCCTGTGAGCTGAGATGTTTTTGTTATGGAGTCATCAATATCTTGGGCGGAGTGTTCGAGCTGTATTACGTCGCTCAAAATCCCGTTGATCAGTTTTTTTATAATACTTGCCACGCTATCACCTCAATAATACAAAAAGGCAATTCCGAGCCCTCCAGTACCACCACGGCTTCCTGCACCGCCGATACCGTTCTCGCCATCCCATTTATTTTTTGTTACATTGTTATTCGACGCGCCGCCCGCTGCACCGCCACCGCCGCCGCCGTTGCCGCCCGTTCCGCCTCTGCCACGGTACTGAGTAGTGGCTGGAGCGTCCGCATCCGCGCCAGCGCCGCCGTCGCCGCCGGTGCCGTATCCATCTCCGCCGTTATAAGTAGCGGAGCCTGAGTCGCCGTCTTTTCCGTTGTGACCTGCTGCTGCACCGCCGCCATAGCCGCCAATACCTACAACGGTCATTTTGCTGCTCTCGTATCTCGCGGTTTCTCCCTGTGCGCCGGGTGTGTATGTAACGCCATTATATACGACGCTTTCTCCTTCGCCGTCTTCTCCACTGCCGCTGCCGCCATTCACACCGTCATCACCGGGCAGCCCGTATGCGACCCCGCTGAACATTTCGACAAATCCGGTCTCAGACGCACGGCCATTTGCGGTAGAGTATTCTCCAAAAGTGGTGTCCCCGCCAAGCGAACCCTCTTGTGATCCCTCTTCTGAGTAGGCACCGAAGACTCCGCCTCGTCCAATTTTCACCACAAAGGTTTGTCCCGGAGTTACCGAGATCGTAGCAATGTAAATACGGCCTCCGGAACCGCCCTTACCAGCTTTACCACCCGCACCAGGCTTACCGCCGTTTCCATCGCTTTTACTTTCGTTGGTGCCGTCTGCGCCTTTTTCGCCTGATGCACCGCCTTGGCCGCCTGAGATGAGGACAAGGCGCGCCTTACCCTTTGCCTCTGCCGGGATTGTGATCGTCTCATCTTCGGTGAAGATACGCAGGTGCTCATAATAATTGCCAATTCCGGTGGGTGTGTACCCCTCCACAAATTCGGTTTGCGCTCTGAGCAAATTGGATATATTGATATCCATGGACTTTATAATGCCCGTTATTGGATCGCCAAACGGGTCATCCATGCTTATTGGGTCGCCTGGACGTTCCGTACCGACCACAAGATCATTGGAGACAGTGCGCGCGTTGCTGTAGTAAGCAAGTACGCGCTCGGCCACATTTTCGGAATTTGCCAGATTTACAAGCGTCGCGTCCGTAACAGTAGCGGTGTTGTCCTTGCTGGCCCCGGCCTCGCCGCGTAAAATTTCCCGTACAATGTGCGTATACTTTTGACCGGTGAGGAGGCAATCTGAGCTCTGTGCCAGTACGGCGTAGTTTACGCCGCTCTCTAAAATTTCCCCGTTGTCAATCCGAAGATCATGTATCGGGTCATCAAACGGCACAAGCACACCAGATACATTGAATCCATTGGGAGTAATGATATCTTCCGCCGCCGCCTCGCCCGAAAACAACGTGGCCGTCTCGTCGGATGCAAATGCTATGTATGTGTGCTCCGCAACCGAAACCGCTGTGGACGGTGTGTTGTAATCAATGCTGCCGCCCGAAAACAAACGGCTCTCTTCGATTTCCGCTGGATCGCTGTCTGTGAGAGCTGTGATCCGTATAATTCCGTTTGCGTCTTTTTTCAGCGCGAGCCCCATCACAAACAAAAGCTGATGGAGGTTTTCTCTTCGCGTCCCGATGGGCAGCCAGTTATAGACTGGGATGCTTTGATATGCCTCGTCTATGCTGTACTCTACCGTGCCGGAAATAATATCCGCGACTACATCGGACAAGGCTTGTCCCGTGTACATACCGCCGTAATGCTGGGTATTGTCCAGCAGGCCGACCCCTGAAATGCAGGAGAGCTTATAATGGATTAGTCCCACCCGCATTACAGAGGACAGAAAAAACTTACCGATCAGCACATCGTCATGGTAGTAATATACTGGCTCGCCATAGACATACTGTGTCAGATCATCCAGTCTGGGCCTGGCTACAAGGAAGTGTCCGTTTGAATCACACAGGAGATATCCGTCCGAGTCCGTCAGCGGGAAGAACTGCGTGTCAAAGCTTTTGACCGTCACATCCAATGTATCAATTGTGAGCTCGTCCCCGGCAATGGAATTTCCGATGAAACAATGTCCCTCCTTGATATCCTTGGCTGTGAAGGTCCGGTCCCCATATATAATTTTATAGCTCATGGCGTCACCTGCGGGTTAATTGGGACAAAATTGACTTCTATTTCGTCCCAGTAGTTTACGCCATCCTGCACCGTTCGTATTTTTCTTTTGCCGGATGTATAATATGCTTCGTATATAATGGTGCTTTGCCCATCGGCGGCTTCTAGTGTTACAAAGTCATCAACAGAGTGCTGCACCAGGTAATCCCACAGGGCGTCAAATTCATCTATGTTACCAGCGCTGAAAAAGGTAATTTTATGCCCAATATATGTACCTATGACATCCCTGACCATGCTTCCATTCTTTACTCGCCCGGTGTTGTCTCCATCCAGCACGTTAAAGTTTTCTTCATAGTCCGAAATCGCTATTTTGGCGTCGAAGGGATGACCATTGATTTTGATATAATTTGCACTCATATGCGTCCCCTTTATGCCTTGACTAACTTATATCCACGCCGCTTTGACTCGTCGTCCAACTCGTAGCTTAGGTATCGCGTTAACCCAGATGCGGGCTTTATAGTAATTGTGAGTTGGCCGCCATAAATACCACTGCCTGACTGCATTCCGCGAGCAACGGCAGCTTCAATTTCAGATGCGGGGGCCTCAATGTTCGTACCTTGCTTTTGGTCGCCCAGCACCGCCAGAAACTCCCGGTTCGGTGGGATGACAGCACCGCGGGCCAGAGCCGGAATGCTTTTTAGGTCAATAGCAGAGGACACCCTGGACGAAGCGGAGTCTGCGCTGGTTGTTGGTGCTGAATTTTTTGCGCTTGTAAATTTATCTGTTATCCAGCTTACTTTTTCTGACACCCAGTTTGTGACACTCGACCAAACGCTTTTAAGCCCGTTAAGCAAACCATTGAGTATGTTTTCCCCAATGCCCGCCCAAAAATCAAGTGTGAAAAATTTTGCCACACTTGTATTCCACCAGGATTTAATGTCGCTCCACACTTGCTTTAGTGTGCCCAAAATGGCATCCCAGTTAAGGGTGGCAACCGTGACGAGGCCTATTGCCCCGGCGGCAATAAGTGCAATGCCAAGTGGAAGAAATACGCCACTTGCGACAAGGATAATGCCAATCACAAGGAGCGCTGTGCTTACAATTGCCATAATTTGTCCTATTTCTCCTTGTATGGCACTTACGATCGTTGACCAATTTAAAGCAGCGGCAGAAACCAAGACAACCGCGCCGGCCGCCATAAGGCCAATACCGAGTGGAAGATTCACCCCGGAAAATGTGAGAATTGCGCCAATTGCGAGAAAAGCAGTTCCAACCAAAAGTGCAATATCTGTGACTACTTGTTTGATGTTTTCCGTTGCGCTCTTCCAGTTCAGGGCAGCGGCAGAAGCCAGCCCAACGGCTCCAGCTACCATAAGCCCGATGCCAAGAGGAAGATTTGCGCCGGAAAACGTGAGAACAGCGCCAATTACTAAAAAAGCTGTGCCCATCAAAAGTAAAATGTCCGTGACTACCTGTTTAATACTTGTGGTCGCGCCATCCCAATTAAGCGCAATGGCCGTAGCAAGAGAAGCGGCCCCAGCCAACAGTAACCCAATGCCAAGGGGAATATTGGCACCAGAAAATGTAAAGACAGCACCCAAAACCAAAAGCGCACCACTTACGATTTCCAAAATGCCGGTAATGGTGTTTCTCATTTCGGCATCCATTGACCCCCAGTTTATGGCCGCCGCCGCTGCAAGAGCCGCAGCACCAGCCGCAATAAGCCCGATACCGAGAGGGATATTCGCGCCGGAGAACGCCAATACTGCACCAATTGCCAAAGCTGCCGTGCCAAGAATTACAAGGACTCTTGTAATGGCCGTTTGCAAAGGGCCATCAAGAGCGCCCCAGTTTTCAGCGAGCACAGAAACAAGGCCGATTGCTCCCGCCGCCATAAGTGCAAGGCCGAGAGGGACATTGACGCCAGAAAAGGCAAGAAGAGCGCCAAGTGCAAGTAGTGCACCAGAAACATACACCGTCAGCTCGTCAATTTTCCGCTTGTATTCTTCTGTGTTAAAATCCTCAAAAATCGGGCTGATTCCCTCCGAAGCAGCCGCTCCAGCGCCTCTCCCTTGTTCGTTTTCAGACAGCTTGTTGATGGTGTCAAAGCTGGCAAGCGACTTCTCCGCGTCTTTTGCCGCGTTCCCTACACCGTTCAGGGCTTCTGTTTCCTTATACAGTCCCTCCGCCGCCTCTGCCGCCTGCTCTTGCGTCATGCCAAACATAGCGGATACAACGCTCGATATGGCGGTGACGATTCGATTCAGAATATTTACAAATGTTGTGAAGGCTGGTATAATGACGTTGAAAAGCGGCTGAACCATCGTCAGTAAAGCGCCCTTGAACCGTCCAACGGCTTCCGACGCTTCATCGTTTACCTTGATGATTTTCCCCATCCACTCTGTAAACGCAGTCACCGCCCGGAACGCAAAGCTGAACATAAGGCTCATTCCGATTGCCCGCCCGATATTGTCGGCAAAACGAGACGCCTGTTTTCTGGCCTGGTTCATCGAATTAGCCAGTTTTTCCACATTAGCGCTTCCGGTAGCAAGATGTGCCTGAATGGCTCCGGCCCGCTCTTCTGACAGGTTAAGCTCTAAGCTTGCCTTACTGATTGCGTTGTTGTAGCTTTCAACCTGACCTTGTACCTTGTTCCATTCGTTTTGAAGCAGACGTACCTGCTCCTTTTGCTCCTGGATTTCCGCTTTACCTACACCGCCGTAGCTTGTGCTTTGGAGAGAAGTCAACTTTGCCTTTGCAGCGTCAAGCCGCGCACCCAGTTCCTTTGACTGTTCCACCAAAGGCATTTTCTGCTGTTGCTTGACATAAATTTGGTCGTTGAGCGTTTGAATCTTCCGGTTAAGTCGATTTAGTTCCTGTTGCGCTTTTTTATCATCAATTCTGGTTTCAATGATGATTGAACCATCTGCTGCCATAAAATCATCACCTTTGGAGGGGAATTGAAATGGGAAAACTGATGAAATGTAAGACTTGCGGGGCGGAAATCACAAAGTCGGAAAAAGCATGCCCCCTCTGCGGGGCGAAGCAGCACAAGGGCGTCTATGTTGCCTGCGCGGTGGTAGCGGCGATCGCCGTCATTGGCTGTGTGGCCGTCGTGGCCGGTTCCATGGGCGGTAGAACGTCCAGCACCCAGAACACTCAGGGCGACCACACAGCCAAAACCTTGACATTTTCCGGTGATGGCTTCGAGGCGGAGTACAAGGGCTGCTCCAGCTCCGACTTAGTGGACGGGTGCTTTTATGTCTCCCTCTCCGTGAACAACACAGGCGACGTAGAGCAAATGTACGTGCTCGATGATGTCTATGTGGAAAATTCTCACTGTTCCACAGGGACAGGCTTGCCCGTGACTGCTCTTCCAGGGAAAGGTGTGACTGGATCCTTCATCGTGTCTTGTGAGACGCCGCTTGAAGATGTTGAAAAAGTGGAGTTCCGCCTTTCTGTCTTAAATAGCGAGACGCTGGACCAATTGACGGAAAGCGATGTGATTACGGTCTACCCAAATGGATAATCAAGACCGCTCCTTTGGGGGCGGCTTTTTTATGTCCACGCCTTGATTAGCGCTTCCTCTGACTCTGTGTAGCGGACCTTTATATCTACAATTTCTTTATTTTTTCTGTAAAATTCTTGTTCGGTTTTATCCAGCCTTTTGCCTTTTGCCTTTTTGCTTCTAATTCCAACGATTTGGGCAAACAGGCAATCGCCGATTTCCATGTACGCGGAAAGAAAGGTCCACCAGTGTACGCCGCCTGTGTTGGACTCCGTGTCGTACTCTAACGCCCTGGTCTCATAGCCCAGCACCCGGTTTACCGGGGCCACGATGTACTGGAAGTCTTGCTCCCACGCCACAAGCTGAGGTTGCTTTTTTTGCCCCTCCTGCTCCTGGCCGCCGTTGATAAATTTGAAGCACTCTTTTAACGCAACGTCGTAGTTGGTCAGCACCTCGAAGTCCACATAGAACATCTGGAGCACGGCAAGGGCACGATCCTCGTCACTTAGTTCCGGGTCGTTTATTGCCTCAAAAATGTCCAGGATGACCCGGAAGTCATAGCGAACGGCAAATTCCTTCCCGTCTATTTCAACGCTTTTGGGGAGTCTGTAGCCCATGCCGTACTACCTCACTTGTGGTACTTCTGATATTTTGCAGTGTATTTTGCAATTCGTGGATTGGTTGATTTCTGTTCTCTGGTGTATGTGCTGTCGATTTCGTCCATCACGGCCAGCATCAGGTTGCACCACGCCGGAAGCCCAGCGGCCACAGCGTAAACGTTCATATCGCCAAAGAGTACATCACTCACCGGAACGCCAAACAGGCCGTCGATGATTCCCCGCATTTCAGCATCCCGCTCCCTGGCAAAGTCAAACACCTCTCGTTTGTTTGCCATCTTCTCGACCTGGGCCTTATATCCCTCCTGCTTCTTGTCTAGTTCCTCAAAAGCGGAGTAAAGGCGCTCCACAAAGTTGCTGTCTGTTGGGTTAAATGTGACCTCACACTTTCCGTTCAGAGAGTAAGTAACAAGGCCCGATTCAAAGTTCAGTTCCTTCATGTGTTACACCGCCCCGCCAGGAGTAAAGGTGACCGTGCTGCCGGTTCTCGTTACTGTGCCAAGGGTACGCTCGCCGCCGTAGGTAATCTCTGTGGAAATTTCCAGGTTGCCTCCGCCCTCGCCGCCAATGCGGGTCACGGCAATGGCGCTCCCGCTGTACCGCTCTGCAAAGGTAGCCTCGCCGGAATCGGCGTAGAAATGAGCGATCAGCATATCCTGGTTGGCAAGAGACTGGGCGTTCTGGTCCTTTACACCAAGATTCCACAGCTTTACTGCTGCAGCGTCTCCAGCGTCCATAGGGATAGGGTCAAAAGACTGGGTAATGATGGGCTTCTTCATGGTGGTCCAGGTGTTTCCCAGGATGTCCTGCGTGGATTCCTGGCTCCAGTCCATTTCCTCATCGGAGTCTTCCACGCGCTTGCCGAAAGCACTCCATGTGGGAGTCTCTGCGGTCCCTGTGTTAAGATAGGCGATCAGAAGTTCTCGGGCAATGGTCTGGCCCGCCGTAGTGTTAAATTCAAGGTCTGCCATTATACTGTCTCCTTTCAAGTGAATAGTTTCAATTATCCTGCTTTTTGCGGTAAGTATGCCGTCGGGTTCTCCACGATTGCCTTTACTCCGGCGTAATCCTGCCCAAGATTTACAAGGCCTTCAATAATGCGTTCATACCGCATGACTTCTTTTAACTGTTGCGGCGTTATAAGCTCTCGCACATTTGCGCCTTTGGGCTTGTCGTACAGCTCCCTGAGCTGCTTTGCGTTGTATCCGGTAACGTGCTTATAGATCAGGTCTGTGTACTGCTTGTACGCCCATTTCTTGTTGGGGCTTTCCGGGAGAACTTCTTTTAGGATATCGGTGAACAACCGCCGCTCCGCTTTAGAGCGCGCGCGGATGAGCTTCATCTCACGATACCGTTTTTCTGCTTCGATAAAATACCGACGGAGCATTTTGCCCTTTTCGTTGCGTTCAAGCATCGCCATCTCTTTAGCGGTGTCCATTGTCAGAATATAATCGATTCTGTTTGATCCTCCGCGCCCGTTTTGCTCGCCAGATTTGGCGAGCAAACAATAGTCCACGTTTTCAACCGCTCCAATGGCTTCAAGTCGATCTTTTACCCAGTTTGAAAAGTCTCGACCAATCTCTAATGCTTTCCACAGTTCACGGGCATTCACTACCTGTTCATGGAAATTACTCCCGTCTACGCAATTCTTCTCGTAGACTGGCACGATGCTCTTTTCCAGCACCTTCATATCATCAAATTTCATTTTGATTCCTTTCTTGTACATTAAGGTTTTTCACACGCCAACTTCATAGGTCAGCTTCATCAAAATTTGGTAATCTTCATAACCGCCTTCATAGGCGGCGAATTTTGAGGACTGTGTTGTTGGTTCTACTCTCAAAGCCCGGATTTCTTCTCCTAAATCAGGGAGATTTTTTATCGCCCAGTCGCCAAAGTGGTTCAGCAGCTCGTCCGCGTCCAGGCGCTTGTCATTACTGCGTCCAGGCTTGATACGATAAATCAGCTTGAATTGATATTCTGCCTGATAGCCGCCTAGGATGAACCGCTTTGTGATATAGGTACCCTGGATAGTAGACAGGGCCATACCGGTCTCGTCCCCCTGGTCGGAAGTCAGGAACTCATACTTGATGATATCCACCGGCTTCTCCGGGAAGGTGTTGGCCCATACCAGCATTGAGCGGGATATCTTGCCTACTTCCTCTGCCGCCGCCAACATGCGAGGTTTTTCTTTCTTATCAGAGATCATCTTTCACCGCCTTGTCTGCCACACGGATCCATTTTCCCAAGTTTTCGGCCTTGCTGGCTTCGAACCAGTGGTCCTGGGCTTGTGCGTGCATCGCCTTGTTGAACACTAGATTTTTGTCCGTCAACACTTTTGTGGTGCCTTTCCGGGCATAACTGCTGCCAGTCTCTGGGTCTACCATAAGTTTCCCGTTGTACAGATACCTGGATTGAGGGCCAGGGTAAATAATCAATGGGCCGTCCACTTTCGTTCTTCGGTCAAGGTCTCCGGTCAGAGCCGGAACAAACGGAGAAGTGTCTTTTTTTACCTGGAGTGCCACAGTATGCTCCGCTTTGGTACATCCCTCAGCCAGTTTGTCCTTGATTGACTCCAAGCCATCGGTGTGTACCGTGAATTTCAGCATTTCAGACACCTCCGACTTCCCAATGGGACATATCTCCGCCAAAATTCTTGAAGTCCACCTTGGTCACGTCATACACGTCATCGGAGGCAGCCTCTATGGTCTGCACTGTCCAGTCCGGGTGTACAGCCTCGCCCTTGACAAAAAAGCAGTTGCGGCCCACAGAGAGGGTCCACAGGGCGGATTTATCCTCTGTCCTCCAGAACTCAATAGGACCGATATACCGCTTTGCCGCACCGGTCACGCCGTCCACGGCCTCCACACTGACCGGGATATAGAGGGTTACCGCGTCCGCTCCCTCCAAGCCGCTTTTCGTCACGTTAGAGCCCTTGGAAGCATCTAGGAGGACCCCACGCAGTATGGTGATATGATTGACCATGGATGGTTCAAAATCGTTCTCCGGGAGCTCTGTGGTCTCTGTGTTATAGACCGTCACAACATGGGGGAACATATCCACAGGAGCACCCCCTTCCCCGGTATAGGAGACCGGTGGTCCCTAAATACTGCTGGGCGATCGCCGCAAGGGAAGCCTGCGCCGCCTGTGCGGAGGAAAGGGCCTGTTGAGCGCTGTCCCCGCCGCTGCGGTAGGTCTTGGACCAGCTGCCTACGCTCTGGCTTTGCAGTTCGCCACCGGAGTTCATGGCGGAAGTCAGAGCCTTTTGCGCCAGCGCCTGCGCCGCGTCAATTGACTGGTACTGCTCCGCAATGGCGCAGCAGGCCATTCTCAGCGCGTCCAACTCGCTGTTTGGGGCCGCCCGGCCCTGCGTGTAGTAATCCAGAAAGGAACTTGCGCGCAGGGCAAGGCGGGAAAACTCGGCCTCCTGAATGGCTGTTCCCAGGTATGCAGTTGTATAATACTCATAGTCTGCGTAAGCCATCACAGCGCCTCCAAAACAGCCAGGATGTCGGCCTTTTTCATGGAGCTGCTGACGCCCTCCACGCCGTTCTCGTCCGCATAGTCCAGGAGCTCAGCCTTGGTCATGCCGGAGAGGTCTGGCGTGGAGAGCGAGGCCGTGCTCAACAGCTCATTTAACCCCCCGATACGGTGACCGTGGCGGTGTCAGTCTTGGAGGAATCCTGCTTGGACTTGGCCGTGACAGTCAGGCTGGTGTTGGTCTCGGCGGCGTCCACCGCCAGATAACCGGCGGCGCTGATCTGCGTCCCGCCGGCAACAGCGGACGAACCGCTCACGCTCCAGGTCACAGCGGTGCTATAGGGGCCACCGGTGCCAGTCACAGAAGCGGCAAACTGCTGTCCGCTGCCCTTCTCAACCGTCGGGGTAGCGGGGGTCACGTCCACGGCGCTGATGGTGCCTGTGGCGGCGGCGTATACGGCGAAGGGGAAGGCGTTGTCCAGGTCGGCATTGTAAGCGTTGATGGGGTTGGGGACCTCCCAGCCCAACCGCATGACGGCGCGGAGGGCCACCATATCGTTCTGCATCAGGTTATACAGAATGTCACCGGTGGTGGGGTCCTGCACCACACCACTATCAAAAATCTTGAAGGTCATATCCTGTCGAATGGCATAGACCAACTGGCTCCAGTCACCCACAATCGCAAGAGATTTCTCCGGATCATAAGCGCCGTTTACGGGGAAATACATACTCATGCCGTCCAGCGCGTAGCGGGTATCACCCTGCATATCAGTCTTGAAGATGGGCTGGCCGTTCTTGTCCACCAGCCCCCGTAGCTTGGCCCGCATCTGGATGGCGGCCATCACGCCGTTGGGGATGTATCCGCCCTCCTCAACCTTGGCGATCACACCATCCTCCGCCATGATATCGGCGAAAATGTCACCGGTTGCGGCCACCACAGTGCCAGCAGTCTCGGCAGAGGGAACGAGGCCCGCTCTCCAGGAGGCGGGCTTGTCTGTGCCGTACAGAATAGCGGCGTCAATGACCTTGCCAAAGGCTTCCTGGAGGCGGGGACGCACTTCACCCCAGATGTCGTAATCGCTGTCGTCCAACACCGCCTCGGGAATGGGGACGATGACCGCGATCTCCTCTGCATAGATTTTCTTCTTGTCCCACGCCATGTTGGTGGTCTTTTTTAGGGATGCCTTGGAGTCGGGCGCTCCGGTGGTCGCCTCGCCGTTCACAAAATAGGCGGTGGGCAGTGCGTCCAGCACGTTGAGGGTCTGGGTCTTGCTGGTCATGTTGGGCAGCCGACGGGCCATCCGCAGCACGGCGGACTCTGTTACGGCTCCCTGGATAATCTCACGGGTCACGGGTTCAGGGATCAGCCCGGACAATCTGCTTCTGTCGATAATATCGGCCATTGATAGGCTCCTTTCTTACTTGAGTGCGCCCCGGATCAGGGCGTTCATCACGTCGTTTTCTCCTGTTTTGGGGCTTCCGCCGCCCACAGGGGCGGTCCAGTCGAAGGTGGTCTTTTTCCGCTCGGCGGTCAGTGCGTCCACGGCCTGTTCAAAGGTGGTCTTGTCGTCCACCATCTTCCCGGCCTTGAAGGCGATAAACTCCGCCTCCTCTCCGGTCAGACCCTTTTGGGCCAGATACAGGTCGCGTTTCAGCTGGTCCCGCTCCGCCTCCGCGGCGGTCAGCTTCCCGGCCAGCGTATCCCGCTCTCCGGTCAGCTTGTCCCATCGGTCCTTTTCGCCGGCCTGTCCATCCTTCCAGGTCCGGTAGGCGGTCAGTTCTTCTTCGCTGGGCATACCCTTTGTTGCCTTGGCTACGGCTCTTGCTTTTTCTTTGCTGATGAGCGCATCAACTTCGGCCTGAGTAAAGGTAACCTCGCCACCATTGCCCGGTGTCGGCTCCTGCACCGCAGGATTTGTAATAGGTTCAGACATTTTTGAAACCTCCGTTTATTAGTCACCCCGTCGGGTGCCGTTTAAGGCCCGTCGGCCTCGGTTTTACGCTTCTCGGCAATTAGTAAGCTACTTTCATACGTTCTCGTTGCATCGGCAACCTAGCCGCCTCGCTGAACGACTTATATTCTGCGTTTAGCCGCCGGATACGGGCCGTTACAGCTTGGTAATCTTCTTCCAGTCCAGCGGCCTTATATGCGGTCTGTTCCCGTTTCAGCTTGCGGATTGTTCTTTCTATGCGGCGTTGTACCTGGGTTGCCTCATAGGCCGTGTAGTGCTTGCCCTCAAAGTCCACGTCATGGCCGTCATCAATGTGGGCCAGTTCTCCGTCGGTGTATGTGCGCTCCATCACACCATCCACAAACGCCGTCCTGATATGGCGGCAGTTGGCTCCTTCCAGGCCGTCCACATAGCCCAGGCCACACACCTCGTAGATGCTCGGATATTTGTCTCCGATCCTGACGGAGTAGACCCGGCCCTGCCACTCCTTGTGGTTCTGCCAGCCGACACCGGTGTCACGGGCCCCGATATGAGCGGACACCTCAAAATACGGCGTTTCCAGATACTCGGCGCTCTGTTCCGTGTATTTGGAACAGAGTTGGGACACGCCCGTCATCACCGCCCGGCGGGCCGCCACGTCGATCTGGTCCCGGTGCCCGCTCTCATAGTCCACAATCTTGATACCGCTGTCCGCCAGCTGCTTGACGGCGTTTTTGATGGCCTGGTTGTAAGAGACAGCCCCGCTCATAACTTGCATCTCTGCGTTGTCTAGCGCCCATTGATAGGCCCTGCCCGGGGCAAGCATCGTCCGCCCGTTGTCTACCAAAAATCCCATTGAGCGGGTCAGGTTGCCGACTTCTCGCTGGGCTTGTGCCATAATGGCAACAATATCGGTGGCACTCACCAGCGTTTCAGGAGCCGTCAGGCCCGCAAGGTCTATGACCTCTTTGTAATACTCCTGGTTGCGCTCCACCGCACCGTCCAAGAGCTTTTTAAGGTCCCGCTGGCTGATGTTGGCGGTACGCTGGATGGCCTTTTCGATTTCCTTCAGGTCGATGCCGTGGGAACGGAGCGCCCGGATGTCCTGTACCGTCACCTCGTTCATCTCACCAGATATTTTTAGGCGGGAACAAATCTCGTAAAGGAGAGTTCCCTCTAGACTACGGTAAAGCTCGGCCAACTCTTCCGGGAGGGCGTCCAGGACTTCGGGCGAAAATGGGTATTTCATTCAATCTCGTTCTCTCCCTCGTCCGTCAAATCTTCCATCTTTGGCAGCATCTTCTTTGCCGTGGCCTCGTCCTCGTTGTACCACTTCATGCGGTACTCCCAGTCGTTCATGATGCCCGCCGCAAGGTCTTGGCGGTCATTATTGCGCTCTGTTGTCTTGTCCTCGATGATACTATCATCAAAATCAATGGTGACTTCTACGTCTTCATTTAGCCCGGCCCCCATTGCAGTGTTTCCAAGGTGGAGTATGATGTGGCACAGTTCCTTGATGGCGCTCTCCAGGATGATCTCATGCTTTTTGATGGTGCGGAACATAGTGGAATTTTCGCTGATGACCTGAGTAGCCGTGGTGATGTTCCCGCCGTTAAATCGATAATACGTCTCTCCAAAACCGCACTTGCTGGAAAGCAAATTGAGTTGTGTCTGAATGCCCTCGCTGTGCTCCGCTGTCCGAAGCTGCATATCGATGGGTTGGATGATGGCCCCGTCCTCAATGTCCTCCGGCAGCACATAATAGGCCAGATCATCAGGGTCAAAAACCGGCTCCCCGTCCAAATACTGTTGTGCGGAAGGCTTGATCATCACCCGCTTTTTCCCCAGCACGAACTCATTCACATAGCTGTCAAAGGCGATATCAACGCCCTTCATGCTGTCGATGGCGTTAGCGTAGATCGAAATCCCAAGTGGAATGGAGCAATCGAAGTTGTTTGCGATATTAGGCCGGTCAATGACGAATTGCCGCCGGTCGCTGCCGGTGTGGACCACGGGCGGCACCCGCTCAAACCCCTGCACGGAGGTCAGCGGAACCTCAGTATCCACGTTATGGTTCCGATATGTATACAGCCGATTTTCAATGTCGTACAGGCCGTCCACCTTCCGGTGAATTTGCAGATAGCAATAATCATCCCCGTTTACGTTGACGATGCTGTCAAAGGCACATTCAGTAATGACTCCATTCTGCCAGGACAGGGGCCAGATATGCTCTACTGTCACATAGTCGATGATGATATCGGTAGCGCTTCCTGGGACCGGCCCTGTCTCCGTTACCCCCATGCCCACTACACGGGGAATAAAAGCCACTGTACCAAGAGCGAAGGCAATTTCCTGCATCTCGTTGGAGCGCACGCGAAAGTTGTTCTCCTTCAGGACCCGGTCAATAAACTCCTGCTCCTTTGTGCCATCCAGAGTGATTTCAACCCTCTCATTCATGAGAAGACTTGCCCAGTCCTCCGGGATTTTCTTTCCCATGTTGAGGGTGTACCGCTTGCAGCGCACCATCCCGGCCCCGTTTCGTACCCGGTAACGGTGGAACCCCTTCACGTCGCCCTCATACCAAGACTTCCACTCCTGGACCTTGCCGTAAAAGCCCGCGCTGATGGTGGAAAAGCCCAGCTCTTTCAGTTTGTCGATGATGGTCATTCGTTCACCTCATTACCGGGAAATGCCGAACCAGAATAGTATTCGCGAAATATCGTATATCGTCCATGGCGTGGTCATCCGCCTTGATGACCTTGTCCACCGTTGAGTCCTCGTCCCAGCGGTATAGTCCAAATTCTCGGATAGCGTCCTTGCACCGGCGGTGTATTTTGAGTTTCCCGCTTTTGAGATAGACAGAGGTCCGCCGTATCCCGTCCATTACGTCATTGTTCGCTTTGACCACATGGAACTCATTGTGTCGGAATACTGTAGTGATAAAAGACGCCGCCGACGGGTCAATGACTACATAGTCCACGTTATAGCCGTCTGCCAGTTCCCGTATCGCCCGGTAATACTCCTCATCGGTCAGTTGCTCCTGCGTCCCACGCCCGCTGTAATAATACTCATTGATGCGGACTGCTCCCTGCTTTGTCACACACCACAGGCCAGCGGAAAAGGGGTTGAGCGTTCCGTAATCCACGGAGATATAATACCGGCCTGCTGGCGGCTCCTCGTCCGTGATACAGTTCTCGCCAAAGTGCGGATAGACCAGCCCCTCCGCCACAACCCACAGGCCCCGAATGTAACGGTCATAGAACACCCCGGTAAACATGGATTGATACCGCTCCAGGGTCTTTTGGCTCAGACCGGGGTTGTCCGTCATCTCAAAGTGGAGATACAGGGCGTTGCGCTCCTTGTGGCGCTTGATCCACTCCAGATAAAACCAGTGCTGTGGGCTGTCCGGGTTGCAGGAGAACCACAGCTTTGCCCCATCCACCGAGCAGCGTGTTAATGCCTGCTCCACGAAAGACCGGGGCATGAGTGCCACCTCGTCCAGCAGCACTCCGGCCAACGTCCGGCCCTGGATCAGTGCGAAGCTACTCTCGTCCTTGCCGCCGAACACCTCAAAGTAGTTGGTCACAGCGCCCCGACGGACCTCCAGCACCTTGTCCGCCCGCCGCCAGCGCATGGTATAGCGCTCCTTGGCCAGGCTCATGGAGAGAAACGGCACGATTATATTTTTACTGGCGCTGTCCACCGTCTTACCGCAAATGCCAAACCGCTGGCCAGAGAACTCCCGCATGGCCCAGTCCACAAAGGCCCACATCATGAGGGAGGTCTTACCGCTGCGCACAGCGCCGTCGCAGATCAGGGCGTCATAGCTGGAATAAGAGTAAGCGAGGATTTTCTTCTGTTTGGGGCTAATCATGATAAAATGTAAACAAACGGAAAAATCCAAAGTGGGAAACATATAAACCATGTAAAAAATCTCTCGCCAAGACTGACTGCAAGATGGTCTTTCCCGATTTTTTTACAATCTTTCTTCCAAGTCGCAAAAAACGGGATAAACAAAAAGAGCTGAAATGCCGCTGCCACCGCAACTAAAATAAAAAACACTTTAATTTGTTCACTCATCGCTCTCCAACTCCTTCCCCAATTCTCTCAGGCTCCTGCTCAAATCGTCCTCTTTCGCAGTGTCCGCAGGGCCGCCGCTTATCGCTGTCCACTTGTCAATCAGCGTCCCCATTGCCGTGGTAATCTGGGCTGGGGTTGCTCCCTTTAGCTTCTCCGTGTCGTTCAAAGCATCCAGCCCTCTCCCCAATATTTCACACACGATATTCCGCTTGCTTTCCATGTAAGCCAGGATATCGGTGGTATTTTGCTCTTTTTTCTGTTTGAGATTTTCGGTGATTCCTTGAGATTCCTCAACAACACGGCGCACTGTTTGCCCGCAAACGCCGTTTTTCTTCGCTGTGGCGTTATAGCTTTCGGTTTCCAGATAATCGGCCACTATTTTCTTTTTTTGCCTATCCGTCAGCCGTGCAGCCATGATCGCCACCTCTCATGTGGTTTCGTTTTATTGAGGAGAGGGCGGTGAGCGGGGTCTGCCCTCTCCTGATTTGCTGCGGGCCACCCGCCGCAGCTCGGGGCACATCCATAGGGCCGTCCATATCCTCGTGCGGGTAAGGGCGGCGAATAAAGCATACTTTATCAGGCTCGCGAAGTCCCGTTGCGGTATGCCAGCGCGCCGCGCTCCTAATCGGCTTGCCTGTGTTGCTCTCCACAGCGTCACAGTTGCTATCGGTCTGTGTTCCGTCCGGCTTCCACGGATGGGAGCGACCCAATATAGCAGGTGGACTGAGTTGCACAGCCTGGGCGCTACCCTGCTTCTGGCGCCTGCATATGTGCGCCTCCCGCTTAGATTGTCACACCTTGCGCCCGAGGCTGACCTACAACCCCGAATGGTACGCACGGCAGTTTTCAGCGGGCAAGCGCGGTTTTGACTCTCAAGGCTGCCATTCTGCCCGGAGTCGGCCAGCTATGGCTACTGGCAGGCCGCTAATGATTTTACTGGCGAGGTGAGCGACCCCGATCCACCAGTATAGTGTCTTCCCACGGTCAGCTCCGTGGCCTTTGGAGCGAGCTACAAGTCCGACTCTAAAGTAGAGCGACAACATCGTTGCCACTCCGTAAACCTGTCGGCGTGGTTTGCTGTGCCCTCATCCGGGCTCGAACCGGCGACACTAGCGGGCCTATTAACCCGCAGGCTCTCCCACCTGAGCTACAAGGGCGTATAGCCCTTACGGGCTATGTTGCAGGTTTACGGCTTTGCCTGCGGGCCGTTGCCGGGAGGGAGGCCCGGCGATGGGAAAGGAGGAGGAAATGGAAGGGAGCGGGAGGCATTCGCCCCCACGCTCCCATTGTCGCATAGATGCTGGTTTCCGCTCATAAAACTTTATGAGTGCGCAATATTTTCTGTGAGATTATAAAAATTTAAGGTTTATTCATCCTCCCCTTTACAAAGTTCGTCTAGGCTAATGTTATAATATGCCGCGATCAATTTTAGAGCGGTCATTTTGGGCTCTACCTCACCCCTCTCATATTTCCGCAAAGCGTCAGGGCTTAGCCCCATCAACTGTGATGTCACCGTCATACTCCGCACCGGACGCCTGCTCTCCCTCAGCCTCCTCAACCTCTTTGGGAACTCGTTCAAGGGTTATCCTCCTCAAAAAATATCAGATATTTTTAGCATTTTGTGTTGACAACGAGATAATATTGGCGTATAATATAATCACAGCAAGGGATCTGGCAGATCAAAATCAGGAGGAACAA